GCCGCGACGCTCCCGCTGACTAGCCCGCCAGCGTTATTCCCAGCAGCCCAGGCGGCGTCGATCTGCTTGGTCAGTGCGGCGGACGCCAGCACGCAGTCATAAGTATCGCTGGAGTCCCGGCACGACCCCGCAGCAATGGTGATATCATGGTCGGTGTCGGCGGCGTGACTGCATTCCAGTCCGTCGATGTGGCCAGGGGGGAGACCAGATGTCTCTTGCCTGATCCACCTCTTGTTGCCAGCGTTAGTGTCCGGGGAAATGATGCCGGGCGACGATTCTGCAAGTCCTGAGTATGCATCAAGCCGATAAACGTAAAAATGGTCCCCGTCAGGAATCAGCGCCATATCAAGGTCAAACAGGTTGGTCCCGCTAATGCCGTCGAGAGAATCAACAGTTCCGCCAGTCAACTCTGTCCGATAATATACCGTTGATGACATTTACACTACCTCAGTAATTGAAATTGAGACACTATTGTGCAGAGCCATATCATGTGATTGAGATACAGCACACCGGCCAAACACGACCCATTGGCTATCCCCATCATCCGCTATCAGCCACATAATCGGGCGCTGTCCAAGTTTTATCCCGATGTCCCGCATGAATCGTTTGGATTCGGTAGCTCTTGTTATTTTCAGTTCGCAGCTATATGACCTTACAACATCGCGCTTCCTGAAATAAAACGATCCATTAGACAGCTCTTTGACCACAGAATAATCAATCGGCTGCTCATTTACCCCGTACAAAGGCCCCTCAACACTAATTACACCTCCAGCGCTTATTACCCCAGCTTGTATAATCTCATCAGACGCACAGGTGAGCGTAAATGTGATCCTGTGGACTGAATCTACCTCATCATAGTCAAGCCATATATCTCCAGTATCGGTGTCTGTAAGGAAATTGCCGATTGTGCCAACGCTCTCAACCTTCCACGCAATTCCATCCCACTCAACTCCTGATTCCCAGACTGCGCCTGCCGGACACTCAATTACAATCCCAGTGACTTCGAGTGCATTAGTGTTCGCAATCCCCAGCGCTGATCCTTTAGAGATGTCAACCTGAATTGCCGCGCTGCTACTTTCACCCTTCCACACTTTTTTGGGGTGAAGGTCCATCGCGTTTGCAATCGGGTATGATGCGTCCTCTTCTGATGCGGAAATACTGGTAATATTATCGCTATAAATAACCTTCACGCGATCACCCCATCGCAGTCGCATTCAACAGTCTCGTTCACAAAATCATACCGCAAACCGCGTATGTACATGGTCGCTGTAATATTTTGTGACATGGACTCATCCGTCAGAATCAACCGCTGGCCTGGCTTTGGAAGTACCCCTGTCATTGGCAGAGATATGGACGCTCTGTCTCTTTCCATCAGCGTAAGCATATTTTCCCAGTTGTCGATAATATCCGCTTCTGTAGTGTTCAATACGGCACTGTATGAATATGGGTCACCATAAGGATAGCTTGAAGACACGACAAAATCATGCTCACTATGCTCTATGTATGATATAGGTGACAACCGCGAATATGTAGACGGGAAAACATCAAATTCAGTCAGCGTCCTTGATGTTGAATACCCGAGGCAATCAATCAAATATATTGTGCCGTTTTCGATGTAACAAAGATGCGAAAAATACTCACACAATGTTTTCAGCACGTCGATAGCCAACATATCAGAATCAATCTGATGCTGAATCGCTGGAGATGGTGACCTGGCATAAGTGTAATCAACGTCAAGATTCAACAACGTACCCGCAAGATATGCCACCGCAGCATCAAGCGTGGAATTGCATGTGTGCGGCGCAGCAACCATTGCGTCGAACTCAGCGCCATACAGCCCATACTGCACGCCATCGCGGGAAAACCCCTGTCGATGTCCGCTGCCCTCGAACACCAACTGTGATTCCGCTTCCGTCGTCTCAGTAAACTCTATCTTCACCCCAATAGATACGGGCGGCGGCCATGCGCTGGAAAAAGGGTCAAATGATACAGTTATAGACCCAAATGCCTGCACGACATACCCCCCGTGATCGGTTGCGCCAGAAAACGAGATAGATTCAAAATCAATGACGTAGGCATCCCAATAGTGTTCCAGGGCAACCCCCTCTAGCGACACTCTGTGCTCTATGCTGTTTATTGTGAGTGTTACGAGTATCGGCATTTAAAAAACCCGCCTAGTTCCAATTCCGGGCCGCTTTGCTCTCGCAACATAAACGCCATCAGCCGTTTGTCGCACGTAAGACTGAAACTCATCGTTGCCGACGTGAACATGAATTACCGTGTTACTCTGGCGCGATGCAACAGATTGGTGGCCATTGAGCGGGATAATGGCCTCTGTGCCGTGGAGCATCACCGGGTAGCCGGACAGCGGGCCGGAAGCAATACCGCCTGAAGCATATTCCGGTAAATCCATCGTCCCGGTGTAGCCGGACGACGCGGCATCGGAACTCGATGAACCCCCATCATGCCCCCAGGATCGCAACGTATCCATGATGGACGACGCCTCGTCCGAGGCGGCGTACAGGCTGGACAGGGCGCTACCGCCGGCTTCCGCCGCGCTGGTCATGGCGGAGGCAAAGGAGGATACGCCGTCGGTGGCCAGGGCTGCGGTGGACCAAGCGCCGTCCAATGAGGACGACAATGTGTCCACGCCACCGGTGGCCTGTAGCGCCATATCCTCGGCCACGGCCAGGCCCTCGGCAAAGGTGTCTACGGCGCCAGCAGCCAGCAACGCCTGGGCGGTTTCCTGGACCAGGGCATCGACGCTGTACAGGGTAGCCTCGCCGGCAGCTTCAGCCTGGGCGGCATAGAGCAGTGTTTCGGTCTGGAGCTGCAAGGCGGCCTCAGACCCCATCCCAAGGGCGGTGGCTGTCTCATAGACGTTCGATGAAAACCCCAGTATTTCAGTGGTTATAGCGCCGGTGGCGTCCTTGGCGTACTCTATTGACCCGCCCATGGTGTCGGCTGATATCTGAAGATCGACAAATTGCCCGTCCACATAGCCAACAGCCTCAATCATACCGGTCATGGTATTGATGAACGCCGTCACGGAGGCATCGGCGCTGCTCCACACATGCGTCATGCCGATGTCTTCGGTGCCACCAAGGCCGGACAGTGCTCCTATATCATCCGTCTGCCCCGCGCCCCACAGCGTGCCGATGGGCATTTGCGACTCGTTGAGGCGCTGTGCCGCCGTGCGATCATCCTTGATGTTGAGCACCTCGTCCAGGGCATAGGCTACCAGCGGCATGGCCATGATCCAGGCCCCGGACATAGCGCCCGCACCGGCGGTAGTGCCAGCGGTGGAAGACCCGGCACTGGTAGTGGTGGCTGCCACAGCTTCCGTTGTCGCAGTGGAGCTGAACGTCTCTGCCAGGTACGTCCCGACCGTCTTGCCCATCTCCGTAGCCGCGCCGGACTCAATCAGCCCCAGCTTCACCGCCCCGGAATACGTGGAATACGCACCCAGTCCCGTCTGGACACCACCGCTGACATAATTTCCCTTGGATAAGTTGCCGACACCTGAATACAGGCCGTATGCTCCACCAGCCAGCCCCAGGGCACCACCAGCAGCGCCCAGCCAGCCCGATGATGTGTTGGCCCCGACGCCCGCCGCTACCTTCTCGGCTGCGTATCCTGCGGCTGTTGTCGCAACGCTATTGATAGCATCGTCAGTAAGCACCATACTCTGAGGAGTAGACAAATCACTGCCGGTACCCCAGTCGTCAAAATAGTAGGCGCTTCCATCAGAACCTGTAGTGCCGGACGACGTGCCAGAGCCAAAAAACAATCCCAGCAGCCCCCCGCTGTCGCTCCCCCCTGAAATGTTGATGCCAGCTCCGCTGGTGGAAAACGCCTTCCAACTGTCCATGTCGCCGGTGACGACGGCGTAGAACCCGTCCTGCCAAGCGCCGCGCAGGTCGCCGAAGACCTCGTAGCCCACCTGGCCGAACTTTGCCAGCTCGTCCTCCATCTCCAGCATACCGGCGGTAAAGCCATCCACCACACTGTCTGAAGACTTGAGGGCGGCAATCTCCCATTCCCTGATCTTTTCTTTGCGGTATGCCGCCAGCGCGGCCTCAATGGACTCCAGCTTGTCGGCGTAATCCTGCGTGTAGTCAACCGCGCCATACAAGGCGTCGCGGTATTTCTGTACTTGTTCGTCGATGGCTTTCATGGCGAATATTCGATATTCAGTGCCGTAGCTCCCCAAAGTCTCATACAGGTCTTTGTAGATGTCAGCGATCTCTTTGGCTGAGTTGATTTCTTTGGTTTGGACGGCATTTATTTGTTTTATTTTAAACGCCTTATTTGCCTCGATATCCGCCCGCATCTTGTCATCGACACCGCCCCAGTAAGTAGCTATTGCATACATAGTGCCGATTTCTGTCTCTAAATCGAAAAGTTTAGACTTCTCATCAGTCATAGTTGATTTACGAAGAGTATCAGATAACGTCTTTAACATTTGCTCATACTCGACAGTTGTACCTTTTATACCTGCTGTTATAGCCCCGTGGCGCATCTCATACGTCTGTAAAATAAGATCAGTAGCAGCTTTTGAGGACTCATATTTAGCCATCTCCGAGGCTTTCCATGCGTCCAATTCCATGTACAGAAATTCTTCAGAACCAGCGTAGTATTTACTGACCTCTTTTAATAGCGAGCTGTAGCTAGCCAACTCCTGATTGTGTATTTTAGCATTTTTATCCGCGTTACCAGCTACTCTTTTCGCATTGCCCGCCAGCTCTATGCCTAACGCTTCAGCTAATTTAGCTAAATTCGCTTCAGTAGCCGCATTGTTATCTTCGAGAATTTTTTTGTTTTTCTCTGCGTTTTGTTTAGATATGTCATCCATAACCCCTAAGGCCGTCATAGTTGATCTGCGTATAGTGTCATCAGCAGCATCTAAAATACTTTGAACAGTTGACGCACCAAGTTTGCGCTTAATATCATCGGATATTTCTTGTGCTTTTTCAGAAAACGCCGTTTTTAGTGCTTCCAACGCTTCTGTAGTTAGCGTTGAATTGGCAGATATAGCTCCACCAGTTGACGATATGATGGATGTAAAGCGGTCGCCTAGTAACTTAGCTAAACCATCATATTCAGTTTGAGTTAGAACAGACCCCTCTTTAACACGAACATTTAGAGCATCAAGAACCTTCTTTGCAAATGTTTCAAATTCTTCTATTTTTTTATTCGCGCTCGTTTTAGTCAGCTCATCAGCCTTATCCAGCATACTTTGAATACCTGTCGCAAATGACGAGGTATCTGCTGCTAGCGCAGCTTCATAAGACTTTTTGGCTAACTCTAATAACTGAACTCGCTTCATCAGCGCCATAAACTCTTCTTCTAAAACATCACTCTCCTCATCTAAAGCCTCGTTATATTTTTTAGTAGCCTCAGCCAAATCGTCGTACACTTTAGGCCCATAGGTTCCAAATGTAGCTATTTTGGCTAATTCAGCATTCTGCTTTTCTAATTCTTTCGTAGACTCAGACGTTTTTTCCCGGAGGAAGTAGATAGCAGCGCCTATAGCCAGAATTACAGCGGCAATACCGCCAGTTAGAAAAGATGTACCAGCACCTGTAACTAAAAATGCGGTTAATGCCGCCGCACCTTTGTCAATAGCTATGGTAAGTGCACCGAAATTAGCAATTAACGAACCAATACCGGCTGCCATTGATGTAAGCAGTGAACTTGTAAAATAAATAACAGCGCCACCAAGCACAGTTGTTATAATAGTAGCCAGCGTGTCAAGATTATTAGCTAAGGTGTTGATTACAGACGTTAGTGTGGCTGCTACACCGTGTGCGTTAGACAAATCATTAGCCCAAACCGTAACTTTAGTAGAAAAATCTGTCATAGCCATACCAACAGTTGTTGGCATGACAGTAAGAATGGCTTGGATCGCTGGCCATTCTTTGGTAAAGGCCTTAAACATCTCTTCGGCTGTAATCTTACCCTGTTTCGACTTCTCCCTAAATTCATCTATAGAAAGCCCCATACCAGAATAAACAGCAGTCGCCACAGCCGGCAAGTTCTCCATGAGTGACCTAAACTCGTCACCTTGCAGTCTACCAGATGCGAATGCCTGTGATAGCTGCTGGAGACCTGCGGCTGCTTCAGTTGCCGTAGCGCCACTCAGCGCGGCGGCCCCTGTTATAGCGTTTATGACAGTAGTCACCTCCTCAGCAGACTTGCCCATGAACTTAGTAGCTTCAGATATTCGATAATACAATTTATACACAGATTCGAGAGACTGATGTGTCTGAAGCGAGATAGCCTGTAAACGGCTATTAGCATAATTATAGTCATCAATAGATGTTACAGTCGATGCTATCCTTAATTTCAAATTATTAAATTCATCAGCGATTTCAACCAGCTTAAACGCACCAACAAACACTGTAGCAGCAGCGGCTGCCAAGTACATCAGGTCGCGCAGAACTGAGACGTCACCCGTAAAATCACCGCTAGCCGCATGTGCTTTTTTAAGCTCATCGGTAAATGTCCCGGTGCCCCGAGCCAGCGCCGCCTGAGCAGCGTTAGCTTGGCGCATAAGCTGTTCTTTACTAAGTAATGACGCTGAATATAACTTTACACCGTTTATGGCACCATTTACAGCATCAGTCTGTAGCTTAATCGCTGATGTGGCGGTAGAAAACAGCGCGGGTGTTCGGCCAATAACGCTGGCCATATTTGAATAACTGCTCGTAGCGAGCGACGTCGCAGCGCTCATTGAAGAAAACGCACCAACTGACGACGTTTTAAAACCATTGAGACTGACAGAAGCAGACGATAAATTTGCGCCGGTTTCACGTATGCTTGCCCCCATTTGTGAGTAGGTTACACCACCCTGACCGAGAACAGACGCTAACGACGCATGTGCTGAACTGTATGCCGTTACTGCTTTTATTCCCTCATAATAGGTGTCTGTATTTACGATCTTTGGTATATCTCTAGTAGCTATGTTACCCACATCAGTAATACTATTACCCACAACCTGCCAACCGCCAGCCCAATCGGTTATGGCCGACCGAGACCCTGCCATAGCGGCTGTTATCCCTATAGCCGCATCCTCAATCTGACGCATAGGGACAGGCCAGCTAGACATCATACTACCGACAGCTGTGTAGCTAGGGATGTCCCTGTTTAGAGTGTTACCTACATCAGTAATGCTATTCCCTACAACTCCCCAACCACTGGCCCAACTAGATAACTGGGCATCCGGCATGGACGCCGTCACTCGCCCGTGCGCCAGCACTACATCGTTAAATGCGTCAACATTGCTTACTACCGCATTTCGTAAAGAACTGACATTTGGTACTGTCGATGTAACTTGCTCATTAAAACTCCGCATTTTATGGTCCATAAGCGACAATGCGGTGCCGCCGTTATTCACAGCAGTGCCATACAACTCAAATTCGGCAGTATGGCGCGTCATATTGCTGGCAACCGCGCTGATACTCTCACCAAATGCGCCTTCCGCCCCGGCAGCGGCCTTAATCGCGTTCACCATATCGTGAGATTTTAGTATATGATTCTGAATAGCAGACTCACCGGCAGCTACCCTAGCAGCAAACGCTACTTGGGCACTTGTTGCGGCGTCTGTTGCAGCAGTAACTTTAGCTTGAGATGTGGAAAATATGTTGGACTTATCGGAGGCTTCTGCTAGAGAGCTACCAGTAAGTTTCAACGCACTATCAGTCTTTTTAGCGCTATTACTAAGTGCATCGAATTTACCGGCTATGTCTGCTAGCCCATTACCGATGGACTGCAACTCTTGGACAGCGGAGGTTAAATTTGAAAAACTCAAGCCTTGAAGTGCGGCCATAGCGGCATTCAGCATCTCAACATTTGCGACGGCTACTGCGGTATCGACATCGACCCGCATATCGAGAACTCTATCACTCATCCTTGGCCCCTTCACGCATGGATAACGCGGTAGCTTCCCATAATCGCAATTTCTCTAAATTGCCTGCATCAGTGGCGATACCAAGTCTATCGGCGACATCTAAAATAGTACCCCAATCCAACCCTAACAAACCCCCCGTTGCACCAACCCGCCAATGCGTAGCACACATTTCAAGAAGCCACGATATATCAACATTACCTGGCAGAAGTGCTGGAGCTGCATAATCACAACCTTTACATTGAGCCTTCCCTGCTTCGCGGCATTCCCAACAATATTTTCTGGCGCGGTGGTCGAAAGACCACCGCGCCAGTTCCATTAGTTTTTTGTTTCGGCCTCTACAGCAGCCATATAGCCCTTAGTGTGCTTATCAATCCACACTGTAAACATAACATTTTCACGAATCAACGCCTTATTCTCATCCGTAACAGCGAGATCAACACCATCTTCATCGACGATGCCGCGCCATCCAATAAGCATTTCATTCCAAACGGCGCTTTGCAGAGCCGCCTCATCCCCATCCGCCTCCTTTGACAGCGCCATCAGACGGCTGCGCGTCAGCGGCATGAGATGAAAAGCCACACCCTCACCTTTATCGAAATCAAACCAACGAGCAGAAGTGACCAATTTGATAGCCATTAAAACGCTCCTTTACAGAGTGGCTTGGGTATTTTTCACCACAATAATTAGTGGTGAAGCATCGCTGTCATTCTTGTAGAATCCCGTGAAGTTCAATGAGTAAGACACACCCTTAGGCCCAGCAACCGGAGGATCAGCCACCTCATAGAACAGCTCAGGAATTTCAAAAGAGATAAACTCATTACCAGCCGTACCTGCACCAGTACCAAGAATGTATGAAATCAACAAGGAACTTTCTGTACGGTTAACGGCTTTATTATACAGAGTCAAATTCTCAAACAGGCCCTTAATAGTGCCAGTAACCTTCACAACACCCTCGTTAATAGCCCCGCGCACACCGCCCCCACCCAGAGTAAAAGTATCACCGTCACTCTCATTAGAGTATGCCAGTGAGATACCCGTCACACCAGTGATACTCGAACCACCTTCAAGCAATGAAGAGATGGCAAAACCATCAAACTCACTAATACCAAGGTCAGTACGAGTAGCGTCAAAACTGGTGCCGCTAGCCGCGCCCGTAGCACCCATAATGTCAAAAGACACTTTTTGGACACCTTTAGTGGTGCATTCCAGTTTAAACCCGCTAAATTTACACCCGTTGTATTTGAAATACTGCGCGATGTCGGTAAAACCCTTCTCAATAAGGTATGATGGTACGGTATCACCGACTTTAATGGTATGGGTATACGGCGCGGAAGCTCCTGTAGTGGTACAACTGCCAAGACATGCCTTCCACAACTGGGCGGGATATGCAGCCAAGTTCACATTGACGCCGCCGCTAACATCAGTATCCCCGCGCAACGGTTGAACGCTATTACGCGAACCGCGTAACGTATTAGACTGCTCCATGCCCACTTTTTTCGACAGTGTTTCTGACTCAAACTGAAGCGTAGTCAGATTTGGGGTGCCAGGGTCTGTCTTGTAAGTAGTTTCCTCTTGAAACGCCAAATAAGCCTTTGAACCTTTAGCTTGTGCCATAATAAGTCTCCCCTATCAATAAGTGGAATTTTCGTGGTCAGTATCCACGACAGGACGATCAATCACATCAATAACAGTCAAATCAAAATTAGGCTTACTTTTCACAATAGCATACCCAATTTCGTCAGGAATTTCCACCTCTTTTCCAATAAAAAATCCATACTCACCGAATTTTACAAAATCCGGGCCGCCGCCGTTGTACACCAATTTCATTGCAGCCTCCTAGTCTCTAGTATCAATATAAAATTGAGCGCCATACACCACAATACCGCCAGTAACAGAAATTGGTTCGATTATTGTGGCATACATCACACCGTCGCCTATATCATAACTTCGCAGCGCACTCCTGACGTCACTAATCAGCTCCAATGCTGTATTTTTAGCGCCGGTTGGTGACGCTATTGACTTTACTATTGCTAAGACAGTCCATAAATTCCTTGTCATTGTGGAGTTGCTACCGATAACATCGGGGTCACGAATAACAGAAGAGCCGTGTGCTACGCGGAGCGCAGGTAGTAAGGAGTCTGCTTTGAGCAATTCCTCAAAATCTTCCCCCACATATCGTGACACAGAGTTTGCCGACGTAACTTCCGCTGTAAGCCTGCCAATAATAGCGGTTTCCTGGTCTAAAATCGTACTCACCTAAGTCTCCCATCAGCTATAAAATGCCCAATGCGCGACTTTGTTTGCTGAACATCAGCCTCATGTAATACAATTATTGGGCGCACAGGCAACTTTACGCCTCTACCAACAACAGAACCAGCATGGTGTGCATGTGCGTACCTGACATCGCTTCCTATTGCGACACTGCGAGTATTTAGTAACGTACTTGTAAAACTGTTTCGCAGCGTCCCAGTCTTTATTAGTGTCTGACCGCCCGTTTGTACCGCCCGAATTGATGATCTCCAACGTACCGGCCTACCACCACTGGCGAAATTAGCGTCAATCGACGCCTGCCAATCTCGCCCAATAATCATCAAGACACTGCTTGGATTTAGCAAACGTTTAGCTATTTCAGCTAAATACGGTGTGATCGTATTTTTTATTACTTTTATACTAATCATGCGAAGATAAAACACCCATACGGTTTTGTATCCCACACGGTATGTCCTTCAGGAACCCCAGAATCCGCCCTCAATGCTTTTATAGTAATCGGGATTTTTATTCCGCTACGCTCCGTGTACACTAAACGCGGTTTACTAACTACCTCTGCCCTTGGTATAATAATAGTCATTGTATATCTTGGGTCTGGAAATGAGTAAAACAACTCCAACCTCAATTTAATGGTGTCTGAAAGCACCCCAATAGGAACCACGGCACTGTGGTTATTAGCGTAAGCCACATCAGTAATGTCTCCACCACGGCTAAACGCAATATTTTTCGGTGTGACCTCCATAAAATCAACCGAAATTATTGTACCCTCAGCTACCGCAACACCAGAAGCATATCCACCAACATTTGCAAATACCTTGTCTAATCCGCTTTCTACATCTGCAAAGGATATAGCACCTATAGAATTTGACGATGATAATACGGCTGTCGCTGTACCTATATGCGTTGAAGACTTGGCGACCCGTAATTGCGGGATGCCTAATTGGATTGTTGTATTATCAACCGTAGCAACCATTATTTCACTCCGTAATCGAATACAACCGTAATACGTTTATGTAGGGAGCGATCCTGGTCAAGCTCCGTCGAATACTCCGTCAATACACTAGATACAACCCCGCCAACAGCAATACCAGAATTGTTATAAATTGGGATGCGTTTCTTGCCATCAGAAGTCGTTGTATCTACCAACCTGTCTAGTAGCTTATCACGCAAACGGAACAGTAGATGTGCATCTATATCTTTACGGGTGAATACATAGCAATCTACTGAATACCGGGCGGCACCGCCGTCAACTTCAACGCCATTAAGGTGAAAGACAATCCACTGAGTAATATCAGCGCCTACTACAGACACTGGCGACTTGTCCAGTACGCCAAATTGAATAAAAATACCATCAGTAGTGTATAATGTATCAATCAAGTATTTCTTGATCGACTTCGTTACATATTCTTCACTATAGGTAGGATCAAGCGTCATGCCCGTTTATCCTCTGACATTCCGACAGCCATCAAACCAGGCATAAAAAATTCTTCAACATAATCAACTTTATAATTCTTAGATGCTGTAGTGTCCACAAAACGACATCCCATAACAACACCAGAATAGTAATTAGAGATTAGCGCGGTAAACTTATCAATATCGGCATCGACGGACTCACCACCCATCGTTACCATTTCAGTCTTATACAGTTTATTCATAAAAGGGCAATAAATCCCAGTGTACATGTCAACCCATGAAACAACACTATTAAACTCAGAATCAAATCCGGCTGCCTGGCTATAAGTCTGGAATTTTCCGACCATATTACAAACATACCCAGAAGCATTATAAACAACAACAGTGTTTTCAAAGGATTCTGGTTGTTTTGCAGACACTAACACGCGCTGCCATGAATTGACGTTTATAACGTCGCCAATAGATATATTCGTCGCGGCTTTAAGTGTGAGTGTTACCAATGACCCCTGAACAGATGTGTTAGTGTGTTCAGCGTGGTCCTTGAAATCAATATATTCATTAGCTACAATAGTCCCACTGGGTTTGCTGATGGTACACAGTGTGCCAACTTCAGCAAACACAGTGGCAATATCATCACTAATCGACATAGGTATAATCCCGGCCTATTTGATCGTACACAAAACCAGCAGGATTCGCCATAAACCCAAATTCTGCAACACTATCCAAATCCAATCCAGCGAGTACCAATGAGGAATCTGATTCTAATGCGGCAGCGAATGCTTTATCCATAGCCGAAATCATTTTGAAGTGGCTATCAAAGCGTTGCTGTAAATAAATCTCTTTATACCTGAATTTGTATGCCTGCTCTACCATAACAATATAGAGCATGTGACGTTTCACACGCTCTATAACCCAATAACACAGTTTATCGTCAGTAGCAGGCAAATTTGTGTTTAACTCACCAAGCGCTTGTGTCACTGCCTGCGACTTGCCGTCAGCAGTTATAAGAGCGGCAGAAACACCTAGCAGGTACTCAGCTTGAGTAATTGCGGCTGTACTGTCTGCGATGGACATTACTTATCAACCTTAGCGGTTTTCTTTGGCTCCGCCTTCACTGGCTCTTCCGCCTTTACCGGCTCTTCCGCCTTTACCGGCTCTTCTGGCTTCACTGGCTCTTCCACCTTCACCGGCCCTTCCACCTTCACCGGCCCAATAACGCTATTCAAATCCGGCAGCTCAACAATATTACCGTGACCGATAGCAAGCTCTTTAACAAGAAAATGGCTAGCATTAACTTCATAAACACCACGTTTATAAAGTTTCCCCTCAAACATGAAATTAACCATCGTCTGCAAACGCGGCATTTTGCACCTCCACAATAACGCTACAGAACGGCGTTTAGCGCCGTTCTGTAGCGTCTGTTAGTAAAACAACTACGCCTTGACAGTCAGAACATAAGAACAGTCAGGATGATACACAACAGGCAGTGACTTATTCTGAATACGAACAGTCAGACCTTCAGGATCAAACTGGGCTTTCGTATCCACAAAAGTCCCATAATTACGACCCAGGCCAAACGGCGCAAGCATCCAATCCGCCACAGGCTCATTGTTCGCATCCCGCTCACTGAACAGCGCGAACTTATTGTCAGGCATAAACTTGGTGCGAATACGCACCTTATCCTCATTCGCCTTGAATGACGCCGTTGGGGCCGATGAAACCGTGAAAGTACCAGCAGAATGACTCACAGCGGTGATAACCCCATCCTCCCAAGAGTTCGCCTCACTCACATCAAAGAACCGAGCCGTATCACCAACATTAATGTCAGCCGTATTGGTGACATAAATGGTAGTGGTGGACCCGCCAGTAACGGCTGCGGTAAGGCCGACTTCGCTCTCGGAGAACTCATCATAAACAACCAGCTCACCAACGCCGATCAGCGAACCAATAACTTGAGAGGGCCGCGCAAACAGATCACCACTACCAAAGTTCGACTTCTTCAGCAAATCCTGAATATCGTCATCCAACATCAGGAGCTTCAGCAAGGAAGAATTACACATAGCCTTGATATTCCCAGCCTGCAACCCGGCGTCATCAGCCAGCACTTGCTTACCAGACAGAATATCAGACAGAATCGCCTTGGACGCCCCAGTATCCCAGTAATAAGAGGATGTGAGACTGACCAGATGAGTGTCAGGCACACCGTAAGACACAGAAACCTTGGAGCCGCCATACACGGTGTAAGAAAAGCCACCATTAATCAGAGCCTTAGCCATCATCCACTCACGACGCCGGTCAACACGATTACGCATTTTACGCATCTGGCGAGAGAGCTGCCGCTCAGCAGTCATGTAGGTAGCCGTGGTGCCAGGCTCACGCAGGTTATTCAGGAAAACCTCATCAAAAAATGTGGCTTCCTTCAGGTAAGCAGCTTTAGCACTGCCTTCGCCAACACCGTCAACGCCAATTTTAGGCGCAGGAGCGCCGGGGGCAACAAACGGAGTGAGGCCCGAAGTACCGTATTCAATTTCCCATTTGATAGTATCACTTTCAGCCCTCTGCTCCGCAAACTTACCTGCAAAATACAGATTCGGATTAGCTGGAATTTTCGACACCAGTTTATTCAGAGTTTCCAGTTGAAGAACCGGAATAGTTGCACTTCCGCTAGGCATTGTAGTTCCCCCCTTTACTTCACGATAATGTGAGCGCCGTCAACTACAAGGCTCATGGCGGAAGCCGCCGCAGCGTCATAGTTAGAAACAGCATTTTTGTAAACAATAGCGTTACTCATAATAACAGGAGCAATGGCACCAAGAGCATCAGAACCAGTACCAGTGTACACATCGCTATCACAAATGCAATACGCCGTACAGTACTTGCCAGAAGCACCAGCCTGAATGTACAGATGAGCGCTGTTAGCGACAGTAGCAGTCACAGCATTGGTAACTGTAATAACCGCCTGCGTCGGATAAGTGGTACGATCAATGGCGGTGATAAGCCCGGCATCAGTATAAGCAGGAACACTCGTACCGACAATAACGTCATCACCAACCGTAAACCGATAAGAGTCTTCCATTGCAACATACAGAGTAGTCGCAGCAGACGCATCACGCAGCAGAAAAGCCCTGCCCTGGTCAGACAGCGAGACCGTAGTCGGAATATACGGCACCAGTTCGGCATCAGCCGTAACCGCAGCCATCAGCGTACCGGCAACAACAGTGCCGTAGCCCTTTTTGAACACCTTGTCCTTCAAAAGCGCCGCTTCACGGTTACTGTAGTACAGCTCATTAATAACAGACGCCATCAGCCCCGGATTCATTTGCGGGGTCGAACCCCCAAGCCCAGTTCCCATTTATTCACCCTCCAATTAATTAATATGTGCCAGAAGCCGCTCAACCGCCTGGTCGATTACAGCGCCGTCACCATCACCAATAGCGCCAGCGCCAACTACCGGCGATACCGCACCAGGCGTATTGGCAAATACAGCGCTCCACTCACCAATTTCAGCCGCCAGAGCAGCACTAAACGCCTCTGTATCCAGCTTACCATCAACAATATACTTGGTATACAGCACAGCGGCAATCACCTTACCATGCAGCCGATCCGGGATGCCGGATTTACTGAGCTGTTCAGCAGCCATATTGGCAGCAATGGCCTCCATATCCTTCTCGGCACGGATAGCAATTTGACGCTCAAGATCGGCCTTAGTAGAATTAGCGATTTCAAGATCAGCGCGGAGCGCAGCATTCTCAGCATCCTTCGCGTCAATCTTCTCCTTTGTGCTATCAACACCAGCGGCGTAAACAGCGTCATACACTACCCGGTGCTCCGCCTTCAAAGTTTCCACATCCATAATGATAGCTCCTTCTTTTGATCCCATAAGTGCAGTCATATCACCAAGACTGCCTGACTTCAATTTAATCTTATTCAGACTTCCGATAGACACTTTCGCAAAAAACTCCTCAAATGACATCACATAATCAACCATTCCAATATCAAGTGCTTTACCGCCTACCAGTACGCCGCCCTGACCGTAATTCTCTTCCACGTCATCGACTGTAGTTTCACGACCTTCGGCAACCGACTGAATAAACACTTCTGCAATGTCATCGACAATTACCTGCATAGCGCCAGCTCTATCCGCACTCCTCAATCGTTTATTAGGGGATTTAGCACTAACAATCACTATTTCATTATCGTTCTCACTACTATCTTTACGCCAGCCATTCACAACCCCGATGGAGCCGATCAACGCCGTAGGTGATACAGCGATTTTCATTGCTCCAGATGCAACCCAATATCCAGCAGATGCCATTGTGCCATACCCATAGGCGTACACAGGCTTCCCATAATTACGAATATAAGTGTACAACTCGTCAATTCCCGGTACAGCGCCCCCAGGAGTGTCCATGTTGAGAATAACAGAATGCACACTGTCGTTTTCCAGCGCGGCCTGCATATCCTGCATCACCTGTTCAGTAGAAGTCAACCCAGAAACTTCAGAAAAAAGCGAAGCGCGGGGAATAATGGGACCAATGACAGGAATAATAGCAACACCATCACGAACAGTGGAAGATCGAGTAAAATCAAGGGGTTTTCCAAGTTTCGCCTGTACAGCTTCAATATCATTCCCGCGCTTCGCCACCGTCATCAACGTATCCATCCACTCAGGTGAAATCGCCCAAGCAGTTGAAATCATTTTAGCAATTATTCGCTCTTGCATTTTTCCACCCCGGAAAACTTTTATGTTAATCATATAGTATCGTTTCAAACCCACAAGGTCAAGCGTTATTTATGGTGTTATTAGCAGCTTACGAGAGATTCAACACCAAACTTACTAATATCATTGAAAAAGTAAAAAATGATGGTAGCCAAAAAAATGGCACCCATTTTCAGTGGGGTGCGGCTGTTACTGTTCTTCCGGCGCTTCCTGTGTGCCAAGATGTTGACTGCCCTCACCCAACTGCGCCTGCGCTGACTCTATGACACTGCTGATGGCAAGCTCAGGAAATGTCGCCTTCTCCGTCTCAGCATCCAAACGCTCTTTATAGTAATCGGAATACCCCAAGCGGCGCGAAACCGATGCACACGATATACCCAACTGTTCCGTCACAGGACCATGCTTTACACCTAACACTGCTCTAGTAGTCCCCTCCAAATCTGACATCTCGCTCAACGGCCATGTCACTGCTATTGTGCGGTAAGCATCCTGCGTTACCACCTTAAACTTTGCTTTACCACCATCAAACTTATACGCCTTGCGCGACTTATATGTCCAATTCGCCCCTGAATACAAATGGTGCAGATAAAAACTCCCCTGCCAGAAAACATTTATAAGCCACCGCTCCAAATCTACAACATCATTTTTGATGCGATCAGCAATCGGCCCTCTTGACAATTTCGCCCCACCATACGTTATACCGCTACTACTGCCCGTCATCATGTCCTCCGGCACATTCAAACCAGCAGAAATCATCTTGAGAATATCATTATCCTGATTGGTGATCGACGACAACTGCGGATTTTTCACCTCCAATTTCATCCCTGGCGGCGTCATCACCGTCATTCCCGGTGTCTTCGTCTGCATCAATCCCGTCATCAACCTCTGCTCTTCACTCAGCGCCAGCCACAGCTTCCACGCTTTCACATCTTCAAATTCCATGTGCCATAAATAGCTCCCACTCGACTTCTTATGGTCCATCTCCCATTTTTTTAAATTAATATAGTGATTTATCCACTCCATCGACGCCCGTACCCGGCCTATATTCCGTTTCGTTACCGCCCCCTGCTCCCACCGCAGCATAAATGTCTGACATTTATGCAGGTCATCGCGCCCCTTCCCACTATTAATTATCCTGTCTTTTATCTGCCCCCACTCCTGCGAACTCTCAATTTGCGCCCACAATTCAGGGTAATACGCAAGATTGATGTCAGGGATATAATGGGGATTACTGGCATCCCCATTCACTTTATATAGAAGTGGCATATTCGGCTTATTCTTAGCGAACAAAATTCCGCTTCCATCAGTAAACCCACTTACCAGCGTCGGCGCAATAAAATCCACCTCTACAAATCCATCGTTATGCACCGTCGCCGCCAGGTACGTCTCACCTTGTATAATCCCACGCAATACATAATCGCTAAAATTCGATACCAGCATATTACGAGGATCATGCCAGACCTTATCCATAAAATCATTCAAGCGTTCATACGGGCTAAACTGCGAGAATCCATGCCCGCACAATCGCCCGACCAAATCCTGCATCGTCGTAAATACAAAGCCATTCGTCCTGTACAAATTCCAGCACTCACGCTGCAAAGTAACGAAATCCGTAAAGTCATCTTCTGACATCCCATAGGTAAACCCATCCTCGTCGGTGTATGTCCCACTCGACAACGACAGTGACCCAGGCGGCGACCCTTGCCATGGCGTCATAGCGAAACTGTGGCGCATAAGCACATCTGCATCCGCTTCCGGCAATCGATCTATAATGGCGAGCACATCTTCATAACTCATTGGAATCCCTCACTATAAAATTTCCCGCAACAAATTTGTGGCTATGTGTACCGCCCCACTAACCCACTACTTGAACTAACCAAACCAACAAATGGATTATAATTTGCAGTTAGAAACCCTTCCACCGTCACCTCACGCAACCCATATATCCCCCACGCCCTCGCATACATGCTATCATCCTGCACCCCCTGGCGTTTCTTCTTACTCATCGACCCATAAAATTTCTTCACGGGGTCATATACAAACGCCAGCATCTCTTCCTCTTCCAACCACTCACTCTCGTACCCCGCTAACGGCACTCTTACACTCTTGTACCGTCCCGTCATCACTAAATTATAGAAATAATTGAATGCCGCTCGCTGGCGATCATAAGTAGGGCTAATCAACTCCAACCGTATGTCGTTATCCTCACAATAACCGCGTAAACGCTCCGCACCATAGCGCTCGGCACATACTGAATTTACGTTCCCAAACAGCCCAAAAACCTCATCTATCTTACGTTGTGCATCCTCTACTTCTGCACTTTCGATATGGAATGTCCCTGCATTGATGTACAGATATTTGACAGAATCCCCCAATCGCAGGTGCAAGTCGGGGTCTATCATCGACCCCGGCAATCCTTTCATTGTTACTGTCAGTATCGTTCGTGCGCCTTCAGTAATGTCATTTTTCAGCGGATCGCTAAAATCGATCCCTACCCCCACCCCCCAATGCGTTTTATACAAATCTCCCAGCGCCCTCACTTCATTACTTTCAATCAGGCGCGAATGGCCATTCAGTGCCAGGCTGTATGGCAGGGGCAAGAGACGTTTCTCCATCTCATCCCGCACACTCGCGCTATAATTATATTCATCACTCTCATAATCGAGTATTTTTTTACAATTCGTTACAATGTCGCTCACTCTCCCAAGCTCGCCGTATGCGCCTGCATATTGTATGCTCATCACCACTTCTGGTGCGTATACTTTATCAGACCCCGCCTGCCACAGGTTCAAAAAATATCTCCTGAACTCACTCGGCGTAAACTTCCCACGAAATGAGTTCAACTGCTCCTGCGTATTCATTGGATGCAGGTAATCTTTATAACTCCCACTATCAGAATGTCTATAAACCACCAATATCCCGTCATCATCCCCGCTAATCCCCGCCCTGTACAGGCGATGCAGCACATGCTCTGGATCGGACACTGTTGAATCTACCAACATTTGTGAGTTTGGCACATTACGACGCGAACTATCCAACTGATAATAGTACTTACCATCCGGCGCTTGCATAAATAATTCGCTAAATGAGATCGCCGTCGCATTTGAGTAGATACCTGATGATGTCGAGATACTGCGGATGGAACTCATAACGTTACCATCGTCATCATGTAGCTCTATTGCTTTCTCTTCTATTGATCCGTTCGAGTCTATGATGGAATATAGTAGCGGTGAGTTCACTATGAGGTCTCTTGCGATGTCATACAACGCCCACCTTGACTGCCCGCTGGAGTTCGCCCCTAATATTATACTCTGTTTGGGTAGGCAGAATAAGCGCCAGAGCAAGAGAAGGACACTCAAAAAGCTCTTCGCCTCGCCCCGTGGCATTATCAGGAGAATTGTGTGGTACTTGAGAAACCCATCAGGCTTTCTGGTAGTGGCCGGAATAATTACGTTATCCCGCTGCCACAACCAGAAATCACGGTAACTGCGGCCCGTCTGCGGGTGTGGGGTGTCCGGCAGACTTTTTATGGGACACCAGGTCGATTGCCCAGTGACGAAATCTGTAATAAATGCGCTCACATGGTCTTCAATCCAGTCCGCCGCGCCATCTGGGGCTGTCGCGTAGTGGCGCAATCGCTGGATGGCTAACTGAAAGTCATTCTGAACTGGCTCCATTCCTGACCTCTCCCATATTTTCTAAAATTATACAAAAAATTTTAGAAAATAGCAAGAAAGAGCTAGTTTAATGGCTTTTCGACATCTTGGAGCTGTAAGCTCTGCGCTGCTGTCAACATCCCATAGTACCCTGTCCCTGCCCCGATTCCGCACGATGTCAGTCGCCTGTCCTCTTTCAGCAGACGATAGTGGTCCCCCATGTCCGACAGTATCCCGTCAATAACACTGATACACTGCCGCATCTCTCTCATGAATGCCGCCGCCGTGCTGCCGTTGGTTACGCGGCCTTTGTGTGTACCCTGCTCCATACGAAGCATGAGCAACTGCTCCAGCAATGGCGTCAGCAGAAAGTCCTGTCGAAATAACAGCATTGGGTCAGCATCCGGGAACATCATGCTCAACCGTGAGGTCAACATTTGGCCATATCTCACCCAGACGGGACACGCAAACCCTGGGTTTGCCCCTAATCCATGTGTTTCACATTGCTGAAATATCGCACAATCCTCTGTACACACCTTTTCAAAATTCATTGTTGCTATTTCATGCATTTTTATCTCCTTCATGTTTTCTTTTATTCTATTTGGTTAGCGGCGGTTAGTCAAGCATAGTTGGGGTGGGCAGGGGCTTGACTGGGGAGACTAATGGGTTGGGATACTGTTGGCTTGACTGGGGAGACTTGTGGTGTGGGGATACTGTTGGCTTGACTGGGCGGGAATACTTGTTGGCCTGACTGGGGAGACTAATGGGTGGGATACTGTTGGCTTGACTGGGCGGGAATATTTGTTGGCTTGACTGGGGAGACTAATGGGTGGGATACTTGTTGGTTTGACTGGGGAGACTAATGGGTGGGATACTGTCCATGTGGGAGGGGGCCGCTCCTCCTTCTCTAAAAATCGTCAATACAATATTATATGCCAAGGTATTCAAACATTCAAACGTTCATTCAAACATTCAAACATTCAAACGTTCAAACATTCAAACGTTCACTCAAACATTCAAACATTCAAACGTTCATTCAAACATTCAAACATTCAAACGTTCAAACATTCAAACGTTCACTCAAACATTCAAACGTTCACTCAAACATTCAAACATTCAAACGTTCACTCAAACATTCAAACACTCAAACATTCAAACGTTCAAACATTCAAACATTCAAACGTTCACTCAAACATTCAAACATTCACTCAAACATTCAAACACTCAAACATTCAAACATTCAAACATTCAAACGTTCACTCAAACGTTCAAACATTCAAACATTCAAACATTCAAACGTTCACTCAAACACTCGTTTGAACGTTTGAATATCATCTCCCTCTAAATCATCTCCCTCTAAATCATCTCCCTCTAAATCATCTCCCTCTAAATCATCTCCCCTGACAAATTTTGTCACCGAATACACCTATCTCTTTGATATTATTATTGACAAAAATTGACATAATAATACCGAGTAGTTATCCATATCCAGTGACAAAATTTGTCACTAACCATCCAGATAAGCATTCCATTGAATACTATAAAACCCTAAAATTATTACAAGGCAAAAACTTATAGTGACATGGTACACATCTTGCTCCATATAGGGTATCCCGCGGCACAATGCCGTGGAGGGTGGGCCCGGTATCCCGGGATACATACAATCTTTGATAATTTGATTAGGCGCTTGTCCGTGCACAATAGGCTATTTGCGCGCGGCGAAAAGGGGAAGCCATCCGCAAGCGTCGGAAAACCTGCTTTACCAGGATAGTAGCGACATCCTGGTACAGGATTAATCGAAGCGCCCAGGGGAGGTCATAAAAATTTAGACTCCCAAGGAATCGAAGGAACCAGGGAACAAATCTGGTAAATGCCTGAAAAACCGTCAACAAAAAGAAAACTGACGATATATCGGACATTTTGTAGATTGCAGAAACGGGAAAAACAGAAAAGTACTGCGAAAACAATCTGATACCAGACAGGAACCGAGACAGGAAAACCGTGAAGGTAAGGGTTATCAACATCATCATGCTATGTGCTTGCTGGATGGATATACTCGGTAGACCCGAAAAAGCTAATAATCTAGGGAGGGTTAACCCCTAGGAACCAACTGCCAGCGACTACAATGCTGACATATCGGGATGATATGCAAAAGAATCGTATCATACTGATATGTTAGGTAACTTTACCGTAACAGATGCGTGAAAAATTAGAAAAGTAACGCATCTATCCGGAAACATTGCAGAAAAACTGTTTCCTCAACGCCGAAAAACCACGCAGGATACTCGCTGGCAAGCTGGGGTAAACCTATAAAATTTATAGGTTTACCCCAGCTTTATTTTGAGCTGGGAAAATCC